ACAATGTATTCAACTGCAACTGGGATGGAATACACACAAGCGACAAGCACATTATTTCAAAGCTGTATGATGCCGGAGTTTTAGTTAAGCAATGAAACTCCTACTCCTAGCGGCTTGGCTGGCCGCTTTTACTCTAAACGAGTTAGCCATATGGGAACAGTCACGCGATCCTGGTGTGTGGCACTGTGAGAAATGTAAATTGTATAAGGTTGGGGTTTATGAAGAGTAATAAATGGATTAAGCGCTCTCTACGTGACATGTATAAGCATATGTACGATCGATGCATGAGTAACGACGAGGCAAGCATGCGCATTGTTCGTAAGAAGTTTAAAGCATTCGAAGATGCAATGATTAAATAACCATAGAGGAATAGAGATGAACAGAGAAGATTACAAGCACAAAAGATCAGAAATGCTAAATAGACACAGTGGTGAAATTGCCGGACTTGAGAGAGAATTTGCGCTTTCAAATAGCGATGTAAACGTTGGTGACATTGTTGTTGACCACATTAGCGCTGTAGATGTGAGAAAGATAAAATACACAACATTTGCCACTGAGTTTCCGTGCTGCGTGTATGAGGGGTATGAGCTAACAAAGAAGATGAAACGAAGAAAGAACAAAAATATTAGATATGTTGATCAGCGCAATGTAAAAGAAGTTATTTCAGTTGATTAACCACAGTAGGTAAGGAGTGACGGGATGAAATACATAACAATGATAATCGCAGCGATGGCGCTTCAGGGATGCCTAGAGATAAAGACAGAAAAATCAGACGTGATAGCCTTTACGCCAATGCAGTGTGAACGTTATGACAATGGGTACGCTGTGAAATGGACATCAATGGATAGCGTTAAAGAGGTATCATCCAGCAAGGCTGTTATTATTAACGAGATTGACGGAAAGATTGTAACAATAACAGATGAGTCAGATTGGTTATGCGAGGCTTTAGGTGATGAGGTGACGCTGAAGTAATTTGCATTAACAACACGCCCTTTGTATAATAAGGGCGTAACAAAGCGGTGTGAGAGTCGCTGAAAGTGGAAAAGTAATTTGGGTTTATAAGTTCTGGTCTTAGTGTTCGTGGGTAACTCTCACTTATGCTTTTCCAGCCCTGAGTTGCTAGGGTCAGATCTTATAAGCCCTTTTTTGCGCCTGCTAGATACTACTTAGCTTTAGCTCTACAGCATAAGCCCTAGAAGGTGCAACCCCCTTCAACGCTCCCGCAGAGATTCATTCCTTTAGCCATCCAGTGCTAATCCGCAAAGAACTGCTTAGTTTCACTGAGTAAACAATCAAAACAGCTCCAGCACGATCGATGCTCTATGTGTGACTGCAAATCCATAGCTTGGGGAATCAGTTTAGGCTGGTTGGTTATGGAGGATTAAGAGGGGGAGCGATTCATCTTGAGCCAATCATGGATGATGACAAACAGCATTGACAATGTACCGATTAGGAATCCATCTTCGTCTGATGTAAAAATGACTGCTGATAAGTGTTTTGATTGAGCCAATTGGTTATAAAGCGTATTAAGATTAGAGCTTAGAGTCTTAAATACTGTCATCGGGGATTAGAAGCCCTCTTATTGATTACTATTGTCTAAAACAAAGGAGCCACAAATGTCACATATTGAACGAATGAAAACTGAACACAAAGAGCTTAAAGAGCTTAAAGCAAAGATTGACGCGCTAAACAAGTTCATCTACAAGCAAGAAGATAATATTTTCGATACGCTTGATAAGGACGAGCAAGTACGTATGGTGCGGCAATTGGCGTTTATGAATGGGTATTTAGGTATGCTTGATTCTCGCCTGTGGGTTGCTCACGGCAATAAATAGCACTATAAGCCCTGCCATGCGCGGGGCTTTAAGCTTATTTACAGGAGTGCGAGTAATGGATAGCAATACGTTTGATTTTAAACCATACAAACCAAACATAATGGCAGACTTTAAATACGGCGATAAGATTTACCTACCGCCAGAATCATACAAGTACCTACTTGGAATGATGCGATTGCCATCAGATACAGATAAGATTGACGTGGATGGTATTGTGTTCATGCAGAATAAAGACCTGACAGATAAGGCAGTTTCGATTTAGGAGTGCGAGTGATGAAAGAGAGAGTAATGCCTCATGCTAGGTGGTGGCAAAGGAGGAATTGGAGAAAATGAAACAAGCACAACGAAGACGATCGCAATACTTTGACCAACGAAAGCGTGAGAAAGAAAGTCGCCATTAGGTGGCTTTTTTTTCGCGTGTTATAATGGCAGAAACAGGAGGGCGCATGATCACACTAGAAGAAGCTAAAGCAGCACTGAAGAACTACGGTCTCAAGATCGACGATAAGACTCTCGAGTGCTATGTCGAAATAGTCAACGAGACAAGCCAGTGCCTGATTGATGCTGGATTATCAGATTGTAAGGTGCATGTAGTCCTCATTAACGCATTACTGCTGCAGGTTTGGTTTGCTGGGCCAGCTAAAATTAGTTCAACATCTGGCGCATCAGGCTCAAGCGTATCGTTTAAATTTGATGACGATCAATATAAAAAGTTGACCAGCCAAATTAACCAGCTGGATAAAGACGGCTGCACTGCATCAATAATCCCGCCAGACCCTAGCAAAGATTCAGCTTACTTCGATGTGGTGTGTGGCTTATGAGTACTGGACAGCGCTCAGTATTGGATATCATGGGTGTGAATGCAGTTTGTACTGTATGGCCAAACGAAGGGCGCAGCGGTTATGGGCAGGTTAGTTTCGGGCTGCCATACACTATCGAGGCTGAGTTCAAATCTAGCAACGGCACGACACGAAATGCATCCGGTACTGAGATAGTATTCTCATCATCATTCTTTACTGAAGAGGACGCTGTTACGACTCTAATCAGGGATGGCGATCGCATACTAAATGGTGATAACACCGCCACTCTTGACCCGATTGCAGCAGGTGCCTATGAGGTGCTTAGCGTGGATAAGTCCAGCCCTGTGCTAGAGGGTGATTTAAATGACTTGGCTGTGAGGGCGTGATATGCCACTTAAAGGGGTCGGGAAGGTCAAACGGCAACTTAATAGCCTTCAGGATGTGGCAAAGCCTGCAGCAAAAACAATGCAGCAGTGGCTAGTGCTAATTGGAACAGAGAGCGCCATAGGAACACCAATAGATACCAGCACCTTAATAAATAGCCAATTCAAATCGCAAGAGGCAATGACAACCTTGGTTAAGGGTATTATTGGGTACAGCGCAAACTATGCCGTTTACACGCACGATACAAAATATCCAATGAACTTTCGAAGGTCTACGGCAAGGAAAGAATACCTGATACTTGCCATACAAGAGACGGAATCGGCCAGAGTGGCAATGCTTCGTCGGAATGTCGATGACTTCATTAAGGGCAACTCATGAACTACAGAACTATTGCTGATTGGCTGGAGGCTTCCGGCCTTGTTACTGGGATTGATATTGGTCGCGGAGTATACATAGAGCCAACAATACCAACGGCTCGTAAAATTTGCGTTATTCCCACTGGTGGAACGGCACCTAGCGATGTTAACAATCAAGTTCTTGCGTCAATATTTTTCATATCTCAGCAAGAGGACAACCCAGAGTCTTTCGAGGATTTGATAAACTCCGTAATTGAGCACTCAAGGTGTAACTACAAGTTTGATGGGTTTAATATCAAGGCGACAACAATGCTTCCTAGTCCGGTTATGACGCAGGGCAATAGGGCGGTTTATGAAATTGGCTTTGTAATGCAATAAGATTTAAAATATACCAGTCATTAACTATGAGGATTTACAAATGGCCGATTGCCCCAACACAGGCGGGAAGTACCTAGGCGACAGAGTTCGCGTTGAGGTTGACCTGACGTTATGTAGCGATGCATACCCAACAGAAGGCGCGTGGAGAAAGATTGGCGCTCTAGCCTCTAGAGACATCGACTTTAACGCCGATACCGTCGAATCAATTACTGACGTTCAGGCTGGATTTAAAGAGACGTACGCAACATTCCAAAATGCATCATTCTCATTCTCTGGCGAGCAAAAAGAGAGCTATATCAACAACGAGGCTCTTTTGGATATGGTTGTGTACCGCGCTCAGCAGCTCGCAGCCAGAAAGCAGCCATCTATGTGGTTGCGAGTAACCACTCCAGCACTTACATATACATTCTGGATTAACCTTATCGGGTACTCAGAAGCAAACCCAGAGGATGCGCTTTCAACGTTCTCTCTGACCATGAACGCAACAGGCTCCGTGCTGCCGCCAAAAGTGGATCGAACACCTCAGCCTTAAGGTTAAGCAATGACTAAAATCCTCAAAGATATAGGTCAGTGCAAGGTAATATCGGGGGGGGTGGAATACATTTTCACCCCCTCTTTCATTAACATTGCGCAGATTGGCGAGCCTGACGAGATAATCAGGAAGTTCAACTACATCTTAGATCAGATGTCCATCAATGAAATATCGTCATCATTCAACTATTACACCAAGGCAGTAAGACTAACTTACATAGCGAGATTATGCCTAAGCACGGCAATTGATATACTGCAGTGCTGCTGTGATAAAAATCTACCAGAATCGCTTGTTGGTGGGTGGGATGATAAAAGCCGTTACGTGCTGTCTAACAAAAGATCCGGAATGCCACCAACTGACATATTGGTTGTTGCTGGAATGCTCATGAAGTTCGGGCTCATCGGTGATGTTGGCGCAAGGTCAAACAGTGGTGATGCATCTAGCGATGGATTTAATGCATTCAAGTTCATTTCTTTTGCTGAGGATCGGCTAGGTAAAACGTCTGATGAAGCAAGAAACATGACAATGGTCCAGTTTCAGCACTCCTTCGACTCTCACTTTCCAGAGGTCAATGAAAGGCAAAAAGACAAAGACGATGCCAAAGAGGCTGACGACTACTTTGATAGAGTTGATGATTTAAGAAAACGTCAGGCGGAGTTGAAAGATGGCTGAAGACTTAAAATATGAACTAGATATTGAATACAAGAAGTTTATCGACGGAAGTCGACAGGCTAACAAAGCTCTTGTTGATATGGATAAGCGAGCCAAAAAGACAGATGCGTCTCTTGATGATCTTTACAACTCAGGGTTGGCGCTTGGCACTCAAATGACCAAGACAGCCAAGGGCGTAAACACCGCAAACAAGTCATTCAGAGCAATGAAAGGGGCAACGTCACAGCTATCGTTCCAGCTTCAGGATATTGCAGTACAGGCGCAGATGGGAACCGACTCACTGATCATACTTGGTCAGCAGGGCCCGCAAATAGCATCGATATTTGGCGCTGGTGGTGCAGTCGTTGGTGCTCTTATTGCCGTCGGGGCGCTGCTTGCAGGTGCATTCTCAAGCAGCGTTGGCAAGGCCGAAGAATCTCTTGATGGATTGATTGAGAGAGTCAACGAGCTTGGGGTTGCTGAGACTGAGCTTTTAAGGGTTAAGCTCTCAGAAGAAATACTACGAATGTCAGAAGAGGTTCGCGGGGCAGAAGCTGAGGTCTCAGTGCTTAACGACGAGCTTGAAAAGCAGAGAAGCACATTAAAAAGCCTGTCAGATGGCACGGCAACTGGTTGGTTAACTGACTTTTTGCCAGTTGCAGATCAGGCCAATGAAAAAATAAACGAGCTAAGCCGAGAGCTGATCGAGGCAAAAGGCAATACTGAAAGAATCACAGCAACATACGAGAAGTACAAGCAGTTACTTTCTGATATATCCAATGGGAATATTGAGCATGCAAACGCGCTCAAAAAGTCCACGGAAGAATTTAACGACCTTAGCAAGTCCTTGGCATTGCAGATTGAGCTTGTTGGAAAATCAGAGGTTGAGCAGGCAAAAATAGCTGCAGCATATCAGCTTGGGTCTGAGGCAACGAAAGAGCAAAAGCAGGCTGTAGACACGCTAATTGAGGCTTACTACAGAGAGCTAGAGGCAACAAACCTGAGAAAAGAAGCTCAAGCACAAACAACAAAAGAGGCCGAGAAAAACGCCCAACTAATCGAGTCACTGTCTAACGCTTACGAAGTGGCGGCACTAAAGGCTGGCGGGTACAACAAAGAGGCATTTATTCTTGCTCAAACGCAAAAGCTTGCGGCAAGCGCAACCGACGAGCAAATAGCTAAGACAAAAGAGCTTTCAGCTGCACTGTTTGAATCTCAGCAGGTGCGAAGCACAGAGCAAGGCCAAGCATTCTTAGATAGCCTTCTTTCACAGCAAGCAACAGAGCTTGAGTTGATCGGAATTCACGAACAGGCAAAGCTTGATCAGGCGATGGAATTTTACTTGCAGGGACAGACTACGTTCCAGCAATACCAAAACTCACTGACCGCAATAGGAGAGAACGCAGCAGCAGCAAGGATGGCGCTAGACAAAAAAGAGAATGACTTGAAGTTAAGCGGCTTAGCGTCAATGTTTGGCAATCTATCTGTACTAATGAATACAGAATCAAGAAAGATGTTTGAGATAGGCAAGACGGCTGCTATTGCTGAAACGATAGTTAGCACATACAGCTCAGCTCAAAAGTCATATGACGCAATGGCAAG